TTACGTCCAATTCAGCAACTTCAAGAGATGCATCAACAGTTACTTTAGATGCTTCAGATACTTGACCTAATGTAATACCAGCACCTGCAATCGAAGTAGATACTTCAAATTGATTAGTTACAGCAGATTTCTTTTGCATTAAACCAGAACCGTTTTGGTTCTTGTAGTTACCTGCTTTAAGTGCGATGCCTTCAATAGCAGTTTCAACAAATACTTGATTTGCTGTTACTGCTGTGTCACCTGTAAGGTTTTCCATAGTCATAGTAACCTTAGCACCGTCAGTGGAACCAACTAATGTTAAGTCTAGGTCTTGTGCGTAAGATGCTGCACCAGGATTACCGTCTGTGAATGTACCTTCATAATCTCCTAAAATTGAAACGTCAGCATTAGCAGTTAAAGTTGTAGCAACAAGTGTTGCAAGTAAAAATTTATTGTTCATAATAGTCTTTCCTAATAATTAAAATATGGATGGTTAATATTAACCATCACTAATATATATACGTGGCGAGTAGTAAAAATAAAACTATTCCGTAGTAAAAATACTACTTAACTTTTCATACATATACCTATATTATACTATACTAATGGTCAAAAGTAAAGTATTTTATAACTTATTTTCGACTCATACCACAATTGTCGTCATCAAAGAATGCTTCTGAGTTGATTGACTTGTCGCAAATATACAGATCAAACGACGGTTTGTTGTTCATCAACAACTCGTCATACTTTGCACCCCAAATTTCTAGTTGTGCTTTGGTTATTTGAGTGAAGTCTACACCACTTCTTCCACCTCGAGCTGTCCAGTATGTGATATGATTTCCTTTATCAAATAGTGTATTAATCTTCTCAATTCGTGATTTTAACGGATTACAGTTATTATATGGGAATTCTCCATGACAAATAGTTTCGTCAATATCAACAAATATCTTCATCAGTTCTGGACCCTAGCAACAATAGCACCTATTTCAACGTGCTCAACCTTTAGCCTATCGAGGGTATGTTGTATCTCTGGGTATTCGTCTCTGTCTACAATTAATACCATACCAACCCCATTATTGAATACCTTGCGGAACTCAATTTCATCAATATCACCATTACGTTTAACCCATTCCATCTCTTCGGTTATAGTTTGATTTTCAAACCACACTGGTCTTAGGTTAATATCCTCACCCAATAGTCTATCAACGTTCGCACGACCACCACCAGTGATGTGTGCGATGCCATGAACATTTCCTTTGTGTTTGTCTAACACCTCAAGGACAGGTTTTACGTATATTGTAGTCGGTTTAAGTAAATCAGCAAGCGGTGCAACTTCGCACGACTCATTAACAACCTTACGAATAAGAGTATAACCATTTGAGTGAAACCCGTTAGATTTTAAACCAATCATTACATCACCGTTAGTAATAGCACTACCATCGATGAAGTCGTCGTGAGGACAAGCACCCACACCAAACCCTGCTATATCAAACTCACCCTCTTTGTACATATCACCCATGATAGCAGTCTCGCCACCAATCAAAGGAATACCGTCACCACACTGTGCTAGACCCTCATTAATACCATCAATTAGTCCCATTGCGTCAATTTGACTTAATGTATTCACTGCAAGATAGTCGTTAAAGAATATTGGTTTTGCTCCAGTACATACAATATCATTCATCACCATAGCAACAAGGTCAATGCCAATATTCTTAATAGACACACCCTCTTCTTCCTGTGCTTGAATGTATAGTTTAATCTTAGTGCCTACTCCATCTGTTGACGACACAAGATAATTTTCACCAATATCAAACGCTCCACCAAAACCACCCAACCAAGGCATTTTGCTACACAACTGTGTGTTGAACATGTCTTGTGTTTGTAAGTCTACACCACTGTCTTTATAATTCATTTGTTTGCCATCCCATAACCATTATATATTTTATCATACCCTTGTTTATATGCAATTTCTACCATTTGAGCAAGTGATTTGCCTTCGCGTACTAATTTATATAATTCTTCGTTTGTCATAATATATCTGCCTTTGATTTGTCTAATCTAGTTTCTATGTAAATAGGTAAGAATAATGATTTGGTCGATTTGCGTTTGTCTTGAATAACTTCGTTATATTTAACCGTTATAATCTTACCAACGATATCCTCAGCAACCATCTCACGGTCTTCGTCATTGAATCCCGAACCTACGTTTACTTCAAGTCCACCATCAGCACTAACGCAAGTAACAGAACCCATCTTACCTTCAATACGTCCCGTGCCTTCATTCCAAGCAGTTACTAATAAGTCTGCTTCAAGTTCTGCTTTCATCTTCACTTGATATTTAGAACGTTTATCTTCCCACGGTGAGTCGCCATTCTTAAGAATAATACCTTCTTCACCATTATTCAATGCAATTTGAAATAATTCATTTGCCTGTTCAATATTTTCTACAGGAATATTTGGGACAAGTTTAATCAAGTCACCATCTGGCGAAGTATTATATGCTTCTTCTAGACGTATTCCCAAAACTTCCAACCTATCAAAATAAGGAACGTTCGAATGTCCTATTTTAAAGTCGTCCATAGGAATCAAATCCCACGCTATCATTCTAACTCGTTTTGCGTCTTCTTTTGTTATTGTTCCTTTAACTGCTTTATTAAGAATTCCATTACCAGTTTTACGGTCAAGCACCGAAGTTCCGTCTTCAGATAGAACCACTAGTTCACCATCAATCACACCATCACGAAATTGAGAAAGGTTATCAAGTGTTGCGCCTTTATAGAAAAGTGATTTGGAGTAATCATCAAAGTGATTATGTAATTCCAATAATTTACCGTTCCTCGAGCGAACCTCAACTTTCCCATCATCAAACATAAGAATGTTTGCTCGCATTCCATCCAACTTCGTTTGTACCAACGCAGGATATTTAATATGTTTAAAATTCTTTTCATTATAGGCTCCTGCAAGCATGCAAGGATATGTCGAAATAAACCCTTTACCATATACTTTATTTACAGTTGACGTAGATACACCACATCGCAAATCACCACCAATAACACGTTCAATAACATCAGCATCACTTGCTGTTAGGTTTTCAAGAATATCAACGAGGTGTTGTTTTGCGATGTTACCCGTCAGTTCTCTCGAGGATAACTTATCAAGGTTGTCTAGCGCCCATTCTAGTGGGTTTCTAAACTCTTTATCACCTCTATCGTAATCAGGGATCTTCTTAATATAATATTGGGTGTATGGGTCTAAAGTTGCCTTTAGTACACGTTCAAGTAGTTTGTTATCAAGGTTTTGTTCTAATACATCTACCTTAAATAGACGACTATTATCACTCTCTAACTCATTTAATATCTCAATTACACTTTTCATATCACTCCTTTTTTATCATTTATAGTACATATTATACCCTAGTTTGACCCAAAAGTAAAGCGATATTTGACTTATTTTATAACATTTTTATGTCCACCACCGCCTGTAATAAAGAACGGTGTTCCTAATACTTTCTTTCCTCCGTCTTTAGTCCCACATTCGGGGCAATCCGCTGGTAGTTTATATTCAGAGTTATGACGTTCAAAATCAAACTCGTGGCCACACTTTTCACATTTATATGAATATCTCATTAAAAATCTCCAATCACATCCATTAAGTTCTGTAACTTATTCATCACGAAGTAGTTATATAACTTTTTACGTTGTCCAATTGGTTCTTTCTTAAATGCGTTGAGAATATCATTCTGCAGTAACTGAGGCACTTCATCAAATTGAGTCAGTAACGAATTGCGTTGCCATCTTTCCATCATTTCTTCATTACCTTCGCAAATCTGTTCTGGGGTTTGAGTCAACCAAACGTCTAACTTCTTCTTAGCAATTGACGTTTGTCTAATACCTTCTACAAGGAAGTCGTCACCAGATAAGAAATTAGGAATACCATCACCACGGTCACCACGGATAATATGTTCTTTAGCGTATGCGATTGGGTCTGGGTGTCTTACCCACTTGCGTTGCATAGGAGAATACTGCTTAACATTCTTGTACTTATGCAGTTGAATAAAATCCTTATCGCTTGAAAGGATTAATACTTTTTCTTCCATGTGCTTATATTTTGATAATACACCGATAACATCATCTGCTTCAGCTGCCATTACCTCAATCACCTTATATGGGAAGTTTTCTTTTAGTTCTGCCTTGATATTATCAAACCATCCGAATAGGATTTCCCAATCAAATGCCGACTTATCTCGACCACTCTTACGAGCATGTTTGTAATTAGGAAATACGTCTCGTCTCCAATAATGACGTGAATCAATACATAGTATCAGTTCACCATACGTCTTACCATACTGTTTACGATAACTTCTTAATGTGTTAAGAATCATATGACGAAGCAAATCTTCACTTACATCGTTCATTGACTTTGCTTGTGTCATCAACGATCCGACCATAACCTGCGAGTAGTCCACGAGTATCACGCCATTACCTCAAATATAAACTTTTTAAATTCTTCCATATCCCTCACCTTCACATCCTTAATTTCAAGGTCAACGTCACCCATTGTAAACAACAACGTACCTATTTCTAAATCAAACCCTTCAGCAGGTTTAATCTTTTTCACTATTGGTTTCTTTTTCTGTTCTACCTGTTTATTTCCAACAGGCATCTCATCCATAAATTCCATTTAAATCACCTTTAATTCCTTAATAAATTGGTCAGTCACGTCAATCGATTTCCAACCTTTAATTTGTTCATATAATTCAGCACCCTTGTCTTTCAACTTATCAAGTTCATCTTGACATAATGAATAGATAGGCATGTTGATTAATATAGCAATAATCTCTTCTGGGTCGTCAGTAGTATCACTTAACTCTTTAAAGATTTGTTTTCTGTTCTTATTCTTAAAGTCCAATTCACCACTGATAATCTTACCGATGAAACAAATCTTTGCTAGAATGAGTTCTAGGTCTTCAGTACCTTTATCAACCAACCACTCATAACGTTCTACATACTTAGTGATTCTATAATCACAAAAGTCTTTAACAATGTCAATAGTATTATCATATACTTTTAATTGTCCATCTTGGTTAATAACCGTTAGATTTTGATTCAACTTTTTCTTTAACCTAAACATAGTAATAATCTGATTATCAGTCAAAGTCTTACCACGTCTTAATGTTATGTCAAACTTAAAACCAGAAGCATCACACATATCCACATACGATACGATTTTACTTTCAGACTCTAGTTTATCAAGTAGAATAACATAAGACTCACGAGTAAACCCAACAGGAACTTCAGTAATGTTTAACTTTGTAGAACCTTTAAGTTTATACACTCCCGTACAAAATACTTCACCATTTACTTCTTCAATCTTCCCATTGAATCCAGGATAAGTGGGAAGTAGTTTCTTTTTAGATATGTTTTTACCACTCAAATGAGCACTACATAACTTAGCAAGTTCTTTGGGAGCATGAGGTTGTATCTCGGTTGCGAATCCGACCGCTATGCCCTTAATACCGTTCACTAATACCCAAGGGATGATTGGCAAATAAAATGCCGGCTCGGGGTCTTCTGGGTCTACAGAAGTCTCTGTGACCATAGTATCAGCAAAATACTGTTCAAAGTTCTTATGAGTCTGCACATACGTATAACGTGCGGCGGCTGCTTCAGGAACTAATCTAGAACCAAAAGAACCATGACCTCGTAACAACGGAACGTTATTAACAAACGGTTGTACCATCTTAGTAATTGCTTCATTTAACGAAGCATCACCATGGTGATAGTTTGCCTGACTAATAACATTACCACTTAACGATGCTGTTTTAATTCTAGCACCTTTGGCAGTCTTTAATGCCGTGTAAAGGATCTTACGTTGAGAGGGTTTTAACCCATCAATCATATGCGGAATAGCACGACTGTATAGCACGTACTTTGCATAATCCTTATATTGTGTATCTATTAATTGTGTTATATTCATTTCATTAACCATTTTTTACGAGGTAGAGAGTCTTTACCAAATACAGTCTCAAGACTTCTAGTCGCATCATCATCAAATTTAATCACTTCGGTCACTGGGTCATTAATCATTAAGTCGTATTCTTCAATACTCAAAGAACCCAAACCCTTATTATACTCTATTTTCCAATCAGAGTCAAGTTTTGCGTCAGAAAAATCTTTTAAGTCATAAAACCGTTTTACTTGTTTCTTCTTCTTAGCAATAACAATAGGGGACTTAATGAATAACAATCGTTCTTCATCAAACAGTTCTTTCCAATATGAGAAGAAGTTGACTAATGCGGCTGCAATAGAGAACCCATCAAAGTCGGCGTCAGCAAGGATGCCGATTCTACCATAGTTCAAATCAGTAGCAGTTTCACCAAGTTCTAAACCAAGAATACTCATCAACTCAGACAATTCTTTGTTCTTCATAATATCAGTTGGTTTGATTTGTCGAACGTTTTTGACTTTACCCCTTAAAGGATAACCTCCATGAATAGCAGTTTGTCTAACGTTAATCAAGTTACTGATAGCAGATTGACCCTCAGTGATAAATAAAATCTTATCTTCTGGGTTCTTACCAATAGCAGAGATGTGATTGGCGACTTTCTTTTTCTTAGCATTCTTTTGTGCTTTACGTAATGCTCGTGCTTCAGCAAGTTGTTTCTTTAATAACAATGCTTCAATGATAGGTTGAATAACCTCTTCATTCTTCATAATACGAGCAATAAACTTCTCGTCGTCAACACCAGCAAAGATAGGTTTAATGTCCTTATCGTTGTTAGTTAATCGTTCTTTGGTTTGAGAATCAAACTTAGGATCTGATACTTTATTCGTTACGATAACAAATAACAATTTGTTCTTAATGTCCGGAATACGTATGTCTAATCTATGCTTACGTTTGATTGAATCTCTCAATGCAGAAGCAATAGATAATGATACAACATCACAATGAACACCACCACCAAACGTGTCAATACCGTTTACGAATGAGATAAAGTTGCCGTCATCACTTGGTAGCACTGCCACAGAATAGTCGTTAGTTTCGTGTGCTACGAAGTCTGTACCAATCTTTGATAGATAGTCTTTAAACTTAGCACTCTTAACTAGTCGTCCGTTGTACTTAAATCTAATGTCTGGGAAACATACTGCTAAATCATTAACACGTTTTTCAATCAAACTCATGTGGTCGATATCGACTGATTTCATACCCAATCGAGCAAAGTCCGCATAATACGATACAGACGTTCCTTTAATACCTTTCGTCTTAGTAATTTCAACATCAACTTCAGACATATTATTCTTACATTCTAGTCTGAAATGTTTCTTACCATCGTCAGTATGAGCGATAAACTTCTTACTTAATATGTTTACTAATGTTGAACCAAGTCCATGAGTACCAATAGAAACGTTGCCCACGCCATCATCAAAATTCGCTCCTGCACGTAAGTTCGTGAAAGCAAGTTCTGCTTGCGTTTTCCCACCTTCCGTCTCGACAATAGGAATTCCACGTCCGTTGTCCTCAATTGTAATTTTTCCATTATCTTCAACCCTCACCTTGATTTCATTAGCAAATTTAAAGCCCGTACGAAATCCTTCATCAATACAGTTACTGATGATTTCATCAAATAACTTGAGGAAGGCAGGTACAACTTTAACCTTTTTCTTTATAATTTGGTCATCGTCCATCACCCACTTCATGTGAGTACCAGATGTAGTATCACCAACATACATTCCAGGACGGTGAAGGACATGCTCTATTTCAGATAGAACTTTGACATCATTCTTACGCATTAATTAATCTACCTGAAGATGCAGTTGGAGTTTCAAATGAAGTCACAGAATCAATTCGGAACGAACGGAATCCTTGTGCTTCTACATCAAAACAAGCAATTACTTCTTCGTTGACTTTCTTAGGGGCTTTAGTTGTTTTAGATTTGTCTGCTTCAGCAAACACGGGAAGTTCGGTAGACATCAACGTGCCTTTCATAACACGTTCAGTACCATCTTTCTTTGTAAAGGTGATTGTTGCGATATCGTTTCTTAACGCTTCAATAACATTTTCTCTTACTACACTCAATTCACTCATAATATAACTCCTTTTTTATTTAATATACTACGTATTATACCCCACTTCAAAGGAAAAGTAAAGCGATATTATGACTTTATACCCCCTTTTATTTTAAGGTTTCTTTTAGTTTGAGCAATTCTTTCATTTCATCACTCATACCAGCACCACCAGTTGCTGACGTTTCTACGTTATTTCCAACAACCACTCGGTTGTCATCTAATACATCATTGCCGTGGCAATCACACGTTTCATCACAAATTTCTTCTTTAGTATTCGTCGTCTTCATAATCTACTTCTAAGTCATTTATCAAATTTGCTTCATCTTCGTCATACCTACCGACAACAATTTCGCCCTCCACTGGGTCTTTATATATTGCTATAATACCTTTATCGTGAAGGTCATTGATAACTACATGAACACCGACACTCAGTCCTTCTTTTTGTCCTTGCTTAAACGAAAAATAAGCAGATAAACAAATGCTCACTACGAACCCCAATTGCCATAATTCTATGTACATAAATTCTCCTGTTAAGTTACTATTATACTATACTATTGACCAAAAGTCAAGTTTTAAACGTTTTGATACCCAGTATCGTGTATACTGAAATCAGATTCAACACCACCAGATATTTGAGTCACTTTGTAATAATATAATGCATATCTGATTTTATTTGAAGTATCAATATATTCTTGAGGAGATATTGAAGTGCCAGTATGAACAATATTTTTAATAAATGTATATTCTTGAGGTATTGCTAAATGTTGAGTTTCAGTTGCTCGATAAATATTATACGAGTCTGGTGTGTTTTGTATAGCAATATCCGGAACCCAACTTGAATTGTTTGAAACGCAAATTGAAGGATCGTTCCATTGAGGATACGTATTCCAATTATAATTATCAGACACAAATGAGTTTGAATACCAAGTATGTTGTTGTTGCCACGAATTGTTGTGTGTCTGCCAATTATTTTGATTCCAATTCACATATTCTGGCCATCCATTGTCATAATCATTACATTGAGACTGAGTGATATTTCCTTTATACCTATCGTTGCTCCATGCCCAACCACCATTATAATAACATTCGCCTCTATTTTGGCAGTTGGTTTGTTGATTGTTCCAAGTTGAATATGAACACGTACCAGCAGCTAAACAAGTTGAAGAAGTTGTCCAATAAGTATTAGAACATTGGATCGATTCACAAGCTGAAGTCGAATTAAATGTATAATTGGTCGTTTTAAAATCACTGGAAGTGCCGTATGTTAAAGATTGTCCTGGAGGCTGGAATTGCATATCTAAATGATTAGATCCAACACCTTCTCCATAATAAATCAATATAGGATAAGTTTCACCCGCGGTCAAGAATTTGTTTCCATATTGTACCGTGGCAGGGTGCGTTCCTGAATTATCAATTATTGCATTAAGTGTACTTCTTCTAATTTCTAACGATTCTAATGATTCGCTAATTTCACCTATCCACAACCAAGAACTATCGTCACTGTTCGTGAGAAAGGAATAATTTCCTGAATATTGAGGAATAAAATAACCAATTATACGAAAGGCGAAATAATTAGTTCCATCGTCTCCATAAGATACGTTTGGAACTAGTGTGGTGCTAATTACATTCGCAGTTTCGAACCAATTTAAATTATTATCGAACGCCTCGGGCGTGTATCCAGAATATCTAATACGAGTCAGTCCAGCATCAAAACACTGCCCATTGTTAGTGCATTGATTTTCCTGATTATCATATATTGAATGTGAACAATTACCAGAAGCATCACATTCATCATTTGTTGTTATTGGCATTACGGTCGAGCCGGACAAACATTCAGCACATTCTCCGATTAATGGGTCAACGGTAGGGTTTGATGTCCAAGAAATTGTGATTTGATTTGATTCGTTTTCTGAAGCATTCAGATTATCGACCAATTCAATATATTGATCTCCTGCTAATGACCCTTCTTCGCCTGGCAATGCAAAATTCCAGATTCCACCAGAAGATTGACATAATTCGGGGCTCCACACGTCAGTTATCCAGTTACCAGAGTCACCTGTCCATTGAGTTGAGTTTGCGTTCCACCATATATAATAAGTACCGGAATTTGAATTGGCGTATGTAGTTGTACAATTATATTCAGTTCCAGCGCCATTGTTTGCGGCAGACCACTTCCACGTTGTTCTATCGGATGAATAATAACAGCCAGTAGAACCTCCATTGTTCCCAGGAACACTTTCACATTTAGTTTCATTATTAAACGCGGGCAACCAAGTGGACGATGCGTTCATTTTGTGTGTTAGAAATTCTGAATCGTCAACCGAATAAACACACGTATTGGAATCTTCACAAGTAAATTGAGTAGTAAATTCGGGAAGAGAACACCCTTCCGATATACTACATTGCACAAAACTTGGAGCTAAAAGCGACTCACGCAAGAAAACTGTCCATGTCCCACGTGGTGATTCGCAAGACGATTGGTCTGTGAAATCTGAATTTGTACAATAATATACAATATCGGTCCAAGAATTACCTGCTGTTTCACAGTCTGTTTGATTAGTCCATACAGAATTATCACAAAATGCTGGAATGTTATTCCAAGTTCCTTGTGAACTTTCACAATCGGTTCTAGAAGAAAATGCACTATCACTACAATGGCCGTTGTCCCACGGATCTAAATATAATGCTGTTACCCAATAAAAGAATGTTCCAATATTATCTAATGAAGTGTCGTTAAAATTTGTGTTTGTGGTATTTGTTATTAAAGTTTGTTTTGATGTTAAATTGTTATTATCAAAAAAATCAAAAGCATTTTTGTTTGTCGACCGATAAACATTATACGATTCTACATTTAGAACAGGGTCCCAACTAACCAGTACGACACCAGGAGAGAACGAATCTGCGTCAGTGGCATTTAACCCTTGAGGTGCATCTACAGGCGTATATTGAATATCAATAATGTCAATAGGCGTCATTGAAGTTGTATTATCAATGAGTTTGTCGATAATCACATCGCATTTTTGAATATATTTTTGCGTAACGTTTAAATAACCGTTGTCGTCTGTGTCTATTAGGGCTAATATGTATTGAGGAGACGACACTCCACTACCAGATATATTAGTCTCAATGAAAGATTGAACAGAAGCAATGGACAATTGCTCCAACAACTCAGATTTACCAGAAAAGAAATACCTGACTAATGTTAAAGTAGCAGGGTCGGACGCCAGTGCAAAATAATCACTTTCCTTCGCCATCTTAAAACACTGTTGCGTTGCGTCTCCAGCATTAAGGGCGGAAGTAACAATAGCTGTTATTTTTGTGTTGCCTTCAATTGTAGGCAGACCAAAGTCGACAACATCGCCAGTCCATTCTTGTATTGGATTATAGTTAAATAGATTTTCACTCATAGTGCTACTATTTATTAGTTTTCTATACTAGAAACGACCTCTGAGTGTATTTTAGCAATGTAATACGCGTCAACCACATCACTTATTGGTCCATTGATTTTCTCAGGATTGATATCAAACCCAAAGGTTTTCTCAAGGTCTAATCCAGTTTCTTCGATAAATGCTTCATACATCTTTTCTTTATTGGCATTACCCTTTTCGGTAGCAAATTTCTTAACAGAAGAAGGAGCATATGTAGTTAAGTCCCAACCTTCTATTACTTGAATGTAGTGTTTAAGAATGCCAGTGTTTTCACCAATATTAAATACTTGTCCTTTTGCACCCATAGCATAACCCTCTAAACCAATAGACGGTTCTGCAGAACCTTCGGGCCAGTGTTCGAAAATATACTCACGGACTTGTTGTGCTAGTTTATCAAAACGTTCGGCATTATGTTCCCAATCTTTAACAAGAACGCCTTCAAATTGCCCATACACACCCTCATACTTCTTCATTGGGGTAATGTAAAGGAACTTACAATTTTCTATTTTGAATTCACCATTACAAACACATACAGCAGGAGACGACATTGAATAGTCAATACCTACTATCATTTACTTCTTTCTTCGGTCTCAACTGCAACGTCATCCGATCCACAGAAAGGACATAGTTCTTCTATGTCATATCTAGATTCAATCATATCGTGTTGTATTTTACATACTGCTTGGCAGTCATCGCATTGGATAGTCACTTCAATCATAATCTTATTTGGTAGTTTAATTAATTTTATTTATAACACTAACTACACAAAGGATAATTTGAATATTTTCCTATATTATGCACGTTAGTGTATCCACTATTGATAAGTTTTTCTTTCGCGAGTTCTGACCTATATCCATTATTTGAATATAATAATATTGGTGATGCTTTGCTCTTTAGACTTAAAGACGCATTAATATGCATAAGAGGTATATTCCTAGAGTTGTGCAACTTAGATTGATTGAATTCCTTTGGAGACCTCACGTCAATTAATACACCACCAATAGATAATATTTCTTTAATTTCATCGCAAGAATATGTAGAATATTCCACAGGTTTGGAGGTTTCTATACCTCCAAACGGTTTTAACGAAGTTGTTACTTTGTTTTTAAAACTTTCAATTTTTGTATTTATATCCATCCTTTACCACTCATCATTTCGTTTGCTTGTTGTACTGCTACATCTTTATCTGGTTCTTTAAACTTACTGCGAGAAACTGTAATATATCGTTTCCATTTCTTTTCACCACATTTACATGCGTCTAAGTCGATTGTCATATCTTCTGACCATGTACGTGCAACTTCAATTACTTCGTCGCACGATTCACATTTAAAATTATATATTGGCATTATTCGTCCTTTAAAAATACTTTATCGTTAGCACTGTATTGTAACCTTTCCGCAAGAATATTTCCATCTGCATCTTTGATCCAATTTATACAACGTTCCTTCTTTTCACATTTATCAATAGCATCATTTACATCTTTAGCTGTTACTATAAATTCCTTATCTTCCGCATAATTTACGTTATATTTCATACCCTGCTCCATTTTGATAATGCCATCTTTGCTTGTAATCCTTTATATGTATGTCGTTTAATTGACTCGAAAATTGATTCCGGAGTCATCCCCTTTAATACCATATCATTGACATCTTTCTCAATGATATTCTCATCCCATATACAGACCGAAAATCCATTATCGATGAACCCTTCAATCTTTCCTACAATTTCTTTGTTTCTATTTTCATTATCCATTACAATAACAAACTCAGCACCCTTATCTAGAACACACGTTTTTGCCATATCCGACCCTGCCATAGCAATTGCATTTGGAATGAACATACTATCAATCGGTCCTTCTAATACGTACACAGGTTTGGTTGTGTCCATCTTATCAAGTCCATATAACTTACATACAGATTCATCTACCTTAATAGTTATATAACGTAGTTTTGACTTAGGATTGAGTGTTCGACCCTGAAATGCTATTAGGTCTCCTGATTCAGAAAAGAAAGGAATAATCAGTCGTGCTTCGTCGAACTTGATTGTACCAAACTTATTCTTAACAATAGTGTTAGTCCATGCTTGAAACGTATCAGTCCAATACAGACGTTTGATATGTTCTTCAGGTATCTTTCTGCCTTTAACATATTTAACGGCAGGATGGTCGCTAGGCAACCTATCAACACGTTCTAATCCCTGTAACCTATTATGTTGAGATGTTTTGAATTTCTTCTTTACAGATTTGAAGAAGTCGTCAACAGTTTCGGGATTCTTACGTTTAGTCTTATTACCAAACTTCTCCAATACGTATTGTTTCTTTAGGTTTGGGTCAACGTCATTTAAGAAGTTAGAAAACCCAGTAGAGACTCCACAGTTATGGCACTTATACATTACATCGCCTTCATATTCAAATATGAATCCACGTGCTTTAGTTTTGTCTTTTTGAGAGTCACCGCAAAGTGGGCAACGACAGTTCCAAAGGTTCTTTCCTCTCTTCTTAAACTGTTCTAAACGTACACCGACGATGCCGATATATTTTTGAGTAATATAATCCATAGTATCTATTATACTATAAACTACATCAAAAGTAAAGGTTTTATCTTCTTATTACTTGAAAGACTGGGTCTTTTGGATGTTTGACTAACATCCCACCTTTATTTGCTTTTGCGTAGTTGGCGACGTTTTTGCCCCAAGACGATTTACCTACGAATGAGTCCCAACGTTTATATCGGTTCTTTCCTAGTCGTACGTTGTCATACGTATCACTATCTGGGGCAGTGAAATAATTACTTCCAAATGCTTTACCGTTTGGTGTGAATAACGGCATGTCTTTTTGGACATTTACTGCTCCACCACCATCACCGACTGTTACTTCTTCATTCATTTTATATTCTCCAACAACATATGATTACTCATTATTGTTTCCATCTGCATAGACTCACTCAGGGTAAGACTATCGTTACAATAATCAAGGAATGCTTCGTCTAATGCTTCTGCGTTCGTGCCATGTTTAACAAGTTCTTCTTTAAATAAGAAATATGCAGCAGCCGCTTTGCCTAGTTTGGATTTCATTCCAGGTAGTTTCTCCATCAACTGTTTAAGTTTTCTTAAAAGTCTATGAAAGAATGTGTAGTTTTGTTTCTCGACGGACATGGTACGGTTCTTTTTAATAACATTACCTTTGTCGTCAATAATACCAAGTTTATATGCTTCCCAATCTGTCCAATCCATTGAGATAAACTTTGCGAATTTATACACAAAATACATATCTAATGCGGCTGAACCTCCGCCTTGAGGTGCTTCGTTTAAATTATTCATCTCATCTCTTTGTTAATTAGTTTACACACACTTTCGTCAATGCTCATTTCAGATTGTAGAAAATCACCTAAGGCGTTCAATTTATGCAAAAACGTTGATATCACCTCATGGTGTTCTTCGTCTATTTTATACAATAAAATTCTTGTAGTTGCAAATGGACCTAAACTATTAATAAGAATAACAATATGATTAATCATTAATCTGGTTTTCATCACACCAGTATTCTTATATTTTGACAACAACCTCTTGATATATTTAATACGTTTAAGGTCGTCCTCAAAATCACATACGTCGTCAGTCAGACTCTCTGTATAATGACTCGCCATGTACATCAAAAAGTTCTTGCTGTTCAGGCTCGGAAAGTCCGACTCTTGTAGGTTGTTCATTATATAATTCCTCAGTTACTTCAACTTCTTCTTGTGTAACGATAGTTTCGACCACACTTAGGAACATTTACACTTCCCAGTAAGGTTCTCCACCCATACTACCTGATTGAGATTTACCTTTAGGAGCAGAACCTTTATAGAATGCTCCAGTGTTTGCATCACGCAATAATTGTTGCTTTGCTACTTTCTTCGCAGTTTCAGTTACCTTCTCAGATACTGTTTTTTTATTTTTGGCCATTTTGTAATTCCTCGATTGATGGTGATGCTTTTGCAGTTTTATTTTTTTGCGTAGTCATCTCTTTTTTATATTTAGAATCAGTTAAAATTTGTTGATTTAATTTCAACGCTGCTTTAACAGATTTGTTATTCATACCTTTTAACGACATAATAATTCCTATTTAGTGAACCAAATTTCAACAGAATCGTCTTTATAAGATGATGAGTCTGATTGCCATTTGGCGTAATATTGTGTTGCACCTTGCAACTTAATTTCTTTTTTAACTGCTG